CTCCTACGCATAAGCTTGGAATTATGTTTTTATCGTTCGCTGCTAAAGCTGCGGTTCCAAAGCTCAGGGAAAGTAACAACCATTTTAACATCATAAGATATTTCTGGAGACTTTAATGAAAGTCAAACTTTTAGTTTCGATGGCTGGTCCAAATGTATCGCTCAACGCCGGTGATGAAGTCGACGTCGATGACGCCACTGCAAAGCGATATATCGAGCGCAATATTGCTGAACCAATTGTGGCCAAAACTGTCAAAGAAACGGCTACGAAAAAAACCCCGGCAAAACGGAAAGCGGTCAAGGAATAACAAATGCCCGATCTTCCCTTGCAGCATCGTTTTCAAATCGTATCCGCGCCCGCCGTTGAACCGATTACTGTGTCTGAAGCAAAGGCACATATGCGCATCGAGCATTCCGATGATGACGCGTTGATTGCCCGACTTATTGATGTTGCAGTGAGCTTTGTTGATGTGCGGGGCGCGCTGGGCAAGGCAATGATTAGTCAAACTTGGGGTGAGTGGTTGGGGCCAAACCCATCCGTTGTTTATCTTTCGTTAGGACCGGTGCAATCAGTTTCCGCGATCAAGTATTACGACATAAACAACGCGCTGCAGACCGATACTCTCTCAAATTACAATGTGCTTGGAACGTCCGGCAGAACCGTTGTTAGTCCCAAGACCGGCTTTAGCTGGCCGATTACTTTTCAGCGCGATGATGCGATAAAGATTGAATATGTGATTGGCTACGGTGCCACCCGCGCTGATATTCCATCATCTATTCGTCATGCTTTGCTGATGCTGGTTGCGCATTATTACGAAAACCGAGAAGTCGAATTGGTCGGCGTGAATAGCAAGACGCTTCCTTTTGGCTTTGATGATCTGATCGGCACCGAGCGAGCATCGTTTTATGGCTAGGGCAGGCATGTATCGCGAGCGCGTTGTTTTTCAGCGTATGGCGTCAGCCACTGATGATTATGGCAACACCACTGGTAACTGGTCTGATCACGCGACTCGATCAGCGCATTTGATTGAGCGTCTTGGTCAGGAGGATATCGAACAGGGCGTTTTGCGCGATGCTTCTGTGGCAACCATGCGCGTGCGTTCTGATACTATTACAAACGCAATCACCACCGCGGATCGCATCACCGATGTATTTGCGCTGTTTGCGAGGTAGCTGCTTAAAGGCGCGTTGCAGCCCCTTAGACTGTACCTTCAAGTCGCTATTCCCTTCTCAAGGCGCATTTCCAAGACATCACCTTTAGCTGTCAC